CTATCTGGAGCGATGCGAAAGTCATCGTCCCTGTCCGAGACATGCGAGGCATCCTCACCAGCTTTGAAAAGAAGTGGCGAAAACACCCGTTCCCCTTGACTGGTGTAGAGCAGCAAAACCCGCAGAACTGGACGACTGTTGAGAAGCGGGCGCAAGGATGGCTGCAACAGCCACCGCTAGGCATTGCAGTAGAGCGTCTTTCGGATGCAGTAAAACGATTCGGGGACCGACTTCACTTTGTTCACTTTGAAGAACTCACGGGCGACCCCGCATCGGCAATGGGCAAGGTGTGGGACTACACAGGCATCACACCGCCAGAGCATGACTTCAACAACGTCGAGCAGTACACGAAAGAACACGAACTCGGTTTCCCCTATGGCGACCATACGATTCGATCAAGCGTCTCTCCGGTCGCCCCCGACTGGAATGAAACGCTAGGTCAGCCGTTCTCAGAACAAATCAGCCAATCCTTCAACTGGATCAATCAACTATGAAATATGCAATCCAAGGACAACGAGGCGCACTTCACCGCGTATCAGACACCTCCCCGAACAACGTACCCGACAATGTGACTGTCGTTGAACTAACCGACGCTCAGGCAGATCAGGTTGAGGCAGGTATCAATCAGACGCCGCGAATCTTCCACGCTCTGCAAGACGGCAGTTTAATTACGATGCAGGAAAAGCTAGAAGCGGATCGAATCGCTAACCTTTCCCCCGAAGAACTGGCAATTCATACTGCGCACGCCGCTGCCCTTCAAGCGTTTGAATCTTTATCGCCCGGCAAGCAGGCTCTTTGGCAGTCCGTAAAAGACAAGACGGAGAAACTTATTCTTGCAGGCGACTTTGCGGGTGTTGTTGGTCTACTGCAAACCGTCCCCGACCTTTACGAAGGCATCGAGGTAGAGCGACAAATGTTCTTGGAGTTGTTTAACTAATGCCTACTACGATCAGACTAAAAGGCGGCGGCATCGCAGCCATGCGAACCGTGGGACTCGCAGATACGGGCGCGTTGGTATCGCACGATTACGTCACCGTACAGACTTCCGGTGGAACGACGCAACAGGAAACACTGCAAGATGCTGTCTTCAATGTCTACACGGCAGCGACGTACCACCGCGAAGGCAATGTTTCGGTTCAAGGAATGGCAGATGTCGAAATTGTGAATCTTACCCCCAGTGTCGGAACGGTCGCCGAAGACGGAGGCATAACTCGCCTTTCTTCCGGGATACTTAAACTCCTAATTAAGAACAGCATCATCACCCTATCACTCAACTTAGACCTAACAGACAAAACCGAGGAAGTGGATCAGCCTGCCGTCTACGTCTCAACGGTCGCGGGGTCGCTGGCAGAACACTTGTCAGATGCAGTTGATTCCCGCATCGACAACACGATGACGATGAATACCAACGGCAAGATTTATTCGACGCAAGATCACTCAACGCCAAGTTACGTCCGCAACATTAACCTTTGGTGCGCGGACATTGATTTGACCTGTATATCTCCTTGGAACAGTCGCAACTCTAACAAGCGTGCCGGTACGTTGATTACTCCACGGCATGTTCTCAACGCTGCTCATTACCCGCTTTCAAACGGAGACACCATTCGGTTCATCGAAGCAGATGGAACAGTACACACTCGCACGATTGCAGGCACAACCAACCACCCCGATTACAGCCCTCACTACCCTGACCTGAGACTCTATACGTTGGACAGTGATCTGCCCGCAGCGATTACCCCCTGCACGGTCATGCCTGCTGATTGGAATGAGTATCTTGTCAACAACAGCGACAATCGACCTGCCGCATTGTTGCTCGACCAAGAAGAAAAGGCATTGGTCGCAGACTTGCGGACCAACAGTGCTTTCAATTTCCCGACTGACGCTGACCGGATGATCTTTAGCGAATCCCTAATCAGCGGCGATAGCGGCAACCCCGGATTCTTAATCGTCAACGGCGAGTTGGTGTTGGTCACGGTATGGACGTATGGCGGAGCAGGATCGGGAACTCCGGTGTCCGACAACATTGCCGACCTAAACGCCATGATTGCGACCACCGACGCACAGGCTGGTGTCTCTACTGGATACACCGTGACCGAGGCAGACTTCTCAGCATTTCCTAACTACAGTTAAGAGAACCTAAATGATTATTACCGACTCTATGTTTCTAACACTAACAGATGAACAATTTCTTGACGCATACGAATCCGATGGCAATTGGTACATTTCGACGCTTGGATCGGGATCGTCGTTTACATCAGCCGTAGGCTCATCAATTCTACCATCAATCGCGTAATTGTATAAATAGTACCAGAGAAAACAGGAAAAATAAAATGGCAGACAAATACGAATTTTCAATTTTAGGTTTTGATCAAACCACATCTTCATCATCTAGTGGCGGCTCGCAAGAATTTCGTCATGATGGGGGTCCACTATTCGTTTCTGTACAGGGTGTATGGAACGGAGCAGGCATCACTTTAGAAGCATCATATGATCGTGGAACCACATGGGGAACTGCAACTGATATTATCACATCTAATACCGTAGCCGTAGCTGCCGGTGCTGGTGTTGATAATACTGCATATAGCTCATTCCTAAACATCCCCCCTTGTTACCTAAGAGTTACAGCAGACACTATTGGAGCAGCAACACAGATTCGTGTAACCTTTAGCAACGTGGTGTAACATATGGCAATTCCAACAAGCAGAGAAACCCTAAAGCAATGGTGCTTGCGTAAGCTAGGCGAACCAACCATTAAGGTAAACGTCGCTGATTCTCAGGTAGAGGATCGGATCGATGAGGCTTTACAATACTTTAGCCAGTATCACTTTGATGCTATTGAGCAAGTCTACTACAAGCATGAAGTAACTGCTGCGGATATTACTAATGAGTACATCGACATCTCAGGCGAAGATGACATCATCGCAGTAACCGGTGTGTTTCAGCTAAACGACAACTCAAACGCAAACAACCTGTTTGATGTTCGTTACCAAGCACGCTTGTCTGATGTTCACTACTTCTCAAATACGTTTCTACAATACTACGACCAGACCAAGCAGTACATTAATCTGGTCAACAAGATTCTGAATCCAGCAGAAACCATTCGATATAACAGACACACCAATAAAATTTATATCGACGGTCGATGGGGTGAAGATATCCTTGAGGGTCAATACGTCATCTTCGATACCTATCGCAAGCTCGACCCCGACACATACACCGATGTTTACAATGACATCTTCCTGAAACAGTATGTGACAGAATTGATTCGTGAGCAGTGGGCGCAGAACCTAAGTAAGTATGACAACATCTCGCTGCCCGGTGGTGTTACCATGAATGCTGATGCCATCCGGTCGTTGGCACAAGAAAACCTTACACGACTCCGCGAAGAGATGCGATCACAAGAACCGCTACCGTTCTTTGAGATGGGCTAAGCATGAAGCCGTTCAAACAATACATTTTAGAGAAACCTGAAACGATTTCATATAAAATTGCAGGTGGACGGGGCGAGATGAGTTCTTTACGTGGTCTGGTCAATCCAACCAGTGCGAATGAGATTATGCGATTCTTCGAAAAGACACGGCAGAAGAAAGCAAAATTTCTACTGACCGACGATGACTCGACTGTATTTGTATGGGACGCATACATGGCAATCCATTACGGAATCGGGCAACCTAACGGCTACGGTGCTAAGTATATGTCGGGCATTATCCGATATCGTCGCGGTCGTAAATTAGAAGTTGCGGTTGATACCACACCATACACCGATGGTATTGCCAAACTCAAAAAAGCATCGCGCGGGTTTCGAGAGCTTATAGACACCACGCCAGATATTTTAACAGGACTGTATTAAATGACAGTAAACAGATACTTCGACCATGTAGAGTTTGGCGATACACATGAACAGGAATTAGTTCAGTGTCTCGTTGATGAAGCAATTCAGATTCACGGTCTGAACATCTATTACATTCCCCGTACAGAAGTAGACGTAGACTATCTCTTTGGTGAAGATCAAGTATCAAACTTCAACTCTGCCGTTCTCATCGAAATGTACCTAGATACATTTGAGGGATGGGAAGGCGAGGGACACATCCTATCCAAGTTTGGTTTGCTTGTTCCTAACTCAGCTACACTTGTTGTGTCGAAGAAAAGATTTGCCGAAGAAGTGGTATCGCAATTCTCTACCATGAAAGACCCACAAGAAGGCGATCTTCTTTACTACCCACAGACTAGCTCTCTGTTTGAGATCAAGCACGTGAAAAAAGAAGAGCCGTTCTATCAGGTAGGCACACGATATACATATAAATTAGAAGTAGAAAAGTTCGCATACTCACACGAAACACTCGATACAGGCATCCAAGACATCGACTCAATCGAAGACCAATACACCAATGGCGATGCTACTGAAACCTTTGCTGATAACGACGCAATCGAAACAGAAGCAGATGGTACAGTCACTGATGGGTTTGATGATAGCGGAACAGATGATCGTGGTAGTGGGCTTATCAATTTTGATGAAAAGGATGTGTTCGGCAACTACTAAAAAAATGTAGAAATCACTAAAAATGTAAGGGATCGAGGTCGATCCTTTTATAAATAGTAGTGGAGACTAACAATGACTACTATTTACCAGACCCGATACAACAACCTGATAGAACACTATAGCAACAACCTATACAATGGATACACCGAGCGTCACCACATCATACCGAGATGTATGGGCGGCGACGATAGCGAAGACAATCTTGTTGATCTTCCAGCGAAGGCACACTACATCGCACACCTACTACTAACCAAGATTTATCCACAGAATAAATCTTTACACAATGCCTTCTTCTGTATGAGCCGATCCAGTAGTGATCAAGATCGAACATACATAACATCGTCACGGTATGCGAAGATGAAAGAATCCAGAGCATTCGCCCAAAGCATACCTTGTCGGATTGATGAAATAGAGTTTAGTAGTTATGCCAACGCAGCTAAACACTATGGTGTATGTATAACCACCGCAAAGAAATGGGCTGGTATCGGAAAAAGTGAAATGAAGCATAGACATAAATGTAAGATTGATGGTGTAGAGTTCCCATCAAAGAGCGCGGCAGCAAGACATTATAGTGTTGATCCAAATACCATCACCTACTGGTTACAGCGAAATAATGGAATGTCCATCAAAAGAGACACAACGTGTATTGTCGATGGTCGTGTGTTCGAATCGGTCAGGGCAGCAGCAAGAGAGTATGATGTAACCGCGAAAGTAGTCCGGCGATGGATAGACAAGTTCGATGGAAAAAGCCAAACACCGTGGAAAAAGTAAATGCTTACTAACCAACCATTCTATCATCAGTCAATCCGTAAGATGGTCGTGGCATTCACCACACTATTCAACGATATCTCAATCGAACGCATGGACGATGGCGTTGTTGATTCTACTATCAAAGTGCCTATTACCGTATCAGACAAGGCAAAGTGGTATCATGCTATCCGTCAAGAGCTAACAGAAAAACCACCGAATGTCTCTCGTCTTTTACCCCGTATGGGCGTTGACTTTACCGGTATGAGATACGACTCGCAACGCGCGGGTGTAGCAACAACAAAACACGTATATGATGTTCCTGTTCTAGACTCATCATCGTCTTCTACAGCAAACCGATACACAGAACGTAAGCGATCATACCGTCGTGTATCATACATCTATGACTTTGAGCTATCCATCGCAACAAAGACGATGAACGACTCGCTGCAAATCCTTGAACAGATTCTACCATACTTCAAACCTGACGTATCGGTTACAATCAATGACATGGATGATCTGAATATCGACACCGATATCTCAGTAACACTCAAGGATGTGAGCAAAGAATCGAACAGACTCGATGGGTTTGATTCTCTTGGCTTGATTACATGGACACTAAACTTTGAGTTGAAGGGTTACATCTACTCATCAGTCAGCGATACCGGTGTTATCCTTGATACTCTCATCAACCTATACGATAAGATGCCTGAAGACAATCCGAACAAGGTTGCAGACATCAGATCAGAAACAGTTGCGGGCGTTGAGTATGACGCAGACGATCCGACAACATACAACACGACGATCACCGAGTATGACTATTACTCGTCTTCGTCTAGCAGCGGATAATCATCATGGGCGAAAATAGTAAATATCATGATCCTCTTAGTGACGCACTAGGCGTTGACAATAAAATCGTAGTACCAGAAGAGAAAACAGCGGTAGTGAAACGAAAGACTCTACCAGAACCACAACTCTTCAATGATGCTCCGGTTGATAACAACAACACATCAGAAGAAATCACGATTGTCCCTGAAGAAGAATCAATTCGTGATGCCAAGAAAGACTATGCAATGGTCCGTGGTCGGCTACATCAACTAGCCGAGACTGGACAGGAAGCTCTTGAAGGCATCCTACAAGTGGCACAATAATCCGAACATCCAAGAGCATATGAAGTTGTGGCACAGCTAATCAAAACGCTTGCAGACAACTCCAAGCAGCTAATGGAACTGCATCACGACACGCAAGACCTTGAAGATAAGAAGAATGCAAAGCGTGACAAGGGCAAGAAAACAGAAGAAGCATCTACAGAAAACTCTTCCAATGTCACCAACAACTCTATCTTCGTAGGGTCAACTGCTGAATTGCAGAAGATGCTTGAAGAAATGGGTGGTGGTAAAAAATGACAGACACATCTAGCTATATGGGTAACCCGCTTCTAAAACCAGCGGGCGAGCAGCATGACTGGACAAAAGAAGAAGTTGCTGAGTACCTAAAGTGCAAGAACGATCCAGTCTACTTTGCTGAAACATTCTGTAAGATCGTCCACGTTGACCACGGGCTTGTTTCATACAAACCATACGACTATCAGAAAGAATTAATTTCAAAACTACACGACAATCGATTTGTAGTAGCTATGCAATCTCGTCAGACTGGTAAATCTACAACGGTTGCCGCATACATCCTACACTACATCCTGTTCAACCAGAGCAAGACGGTTGGTATCCTAGCAAACAAGAAAGACACTGCGGTAGAAATCCTGTCGCGTGTCCAGCTTGCATATCAGCACCTACCGAAGTTTATGCAACAAGGGGCAGTCAACTGGAACAAAGGTTCGTTTGAGCTAGAAAACGGATCGAGAGTACTAGCAGCTTCTACAAGCTCAAGCTCAATTCGTGGTTATTCATTCTCATACGTATTCATTGATGAAGTCGCGTTTATTCCCCCTAATGTGTGGGATGAATTCTACAAGTCAACCTATCCTACCATTTCATCCGGTAAAGAAACCAAACTAACACTGATTTCTACACCGAACGGTATGAACCACTTCCACAAGATTTGGACAGATGCTGAAGCAGGAAGATCGGCATTCGTCACACACAAAGTATCATGGGAACAGGTTCCCGGTCGTGATGAAAAGTGGAGAGAAGAAACAATTGCCAATACATCCGAGCAGGATTTTGCACAGGAACATGCTCTATCATTCCTTGGTTCAGCAAACACACTGATTGCAACATGGAAACTCAAACAAATGGGTCATATCGTTCCTATCTTTGAGCGTGATGGTGTACAGGTATTCCACAAACCCAAACAAAATGGTGTATATGTAGGGGTATGTGATGTTGCTGAAGGTGTTGGGGGCGACTTTTCTACTATGACAATCTTTGACATCACGGGAGATGAAGGATATCGCATCGCCGCTATCTACAGAAACAATAAAATCTCCACACTACTAT